ATATTTGAATCCACTCTATTCGTATTACTTAGATTCGATTCAAATATTTCACTGCCCACAGGTACACTAGAACATCCCTTATTGATACCGACATATATATTTTCTACATTATAAGTTGAATCTAATAATAATCCGCCATTAGAATCCAAAATAGGAGTAACTGTGGCTTTTCTATATACGCCATTTTGTATCGTATCTATTCTTCGAGATTCAAACGTCCCAAAACTATGTGCTATGATGTCAGATGTACCGCCCTTTGTAGCAATTAATGTCTGTCCTTCGACAATTAAATCATATAATTCTGTGCCAGTCAATTCATTCAAATTATCTGAAGCTTCTATTGAAACATTTTCATTCTTTCTGTTTAGATTCTCTACAATACCATCAAAATATAATTTAGGGCATCTTCCTGCTCTGTCATAATAATCCCTTATTTCAGTCGAAGATAATGTACGACTATATATGACAGCTTCATCAATAATACCATCTATTGTTTCAGTAGTCCCTCCTTCTGATTTCCCTATCAGTAATGAATTTGTATGCGCTTCTGGCTGTGTCTGTGTCCCAGTCTTTGTTACAGCAATTTCCTTACCATTTACATATATTTTTCCAGTACCATTATCATGAGTAAATATGATATGATAAAATATCCCTGTTGTTATAACCCCCGTTGCTGTCACAAAATCTGTTTCATTTCCATTATTCCATATCTCTGCATTGATAGAGCCATTTGTCTGTATACGTAATAGATATCCCCTAGTAGGCGTAGATATTATCTTCCTAAAGATTGTAGCATTGTTCGTTAGAGTATCCACTTTAACCCAAGTTGCTAATGTAAAATTAGTTCCCAAATTTAATGTAGAATTATTAGATATGGATATATTATGTGTATTAACAGTAAAATCTGTTCCCTGTTCTACTTTGCCAACAACTAACGAAGTGCCAGTAATGGTCCCATTGAAATCATTACCAGAAAAATCTATCATCTTTCCATCTACATCTTTGCTTTCCATATCATATGAAAGAACAAGACCATCAGATGTATTATCGAGCCATGCAAGAACTTCATCACTGGATTCTATGTCTCTTAACAAATCATTCGAATCATCAAATTGCAGGTCTAATGTCTTTACTTTATCTTTACTGATATTTAGATTAAAGTCCATTAGGCCCGATATAGAATTTTCATTGATATCGATATACTTGTCTATTACAAGTTTGATGTTTTTAAATTCACCATTGAAACCAGTATAAGGAAAGGAAGCATCATCTGGATAATTCGCAAACTGTATATAATTCAGATTATGTATAGATAACGATGATATGTTGATTGATTGTGTGGCAAATTGCGTAGTTCGCCCACTGTCTGTATATATCGTCAATGTGATTGTATTGCCATTTCTTTGAAGCGTATAGTATTTCTCTGTGGCTAAGGATGTAATAGTGATTGCTGAGGATGATACTGTTGTGGTAGTATCTGCTGCACGTAATGTAACATAACCATTACTAACATCACTAGAGAAATTAAGCCATATGCAATTCTTAAACTCATTTGTTGTACCTGTGCTCGGTGCTGACGTATGAATAAGACCAACAGACAAATTGCCACTCGTTACTAGCGGTATTGCCAAATCAAAAGTAAACGTGAAATTCCTAGAACCTAATTTGAATTCTCTGGATACTAGACGGTCATCATATATCGTACCATTTGAAGCAGAACCTGTTATTTTTGTATCTTCTATCAATACCCATGCAGGATTATAATTCTCTCCGCTTTTCTTTTTATGAATTACAGTCCAACTAGAGTGTTCCAAACTTGTTGGTGCAGGCTGGCCAAACAATTCCTTATATCCCTGTGGCCTTATAAGAAATCTCCATGCTTGCGGGTACGGCATCTTATTTCCTCATTATAATACTCTTTTAGTAAATGATATGCTGATATCTACTAATTTATATCTGGAACTTTGAATTGGTGATATATCTATATTAGTCAGTTGATATCCTATTAACACATTCTTGTCTGTGATAATATTGAATATATCAGATTCCTTATATGTTGTGGAACCCAATTGTTCGAATCTACGATATAATGAAAGACCACTAGAATCCTCTAAACTCAAACGTAGAGCAAATGAAACTTCTCTGGGTGAATAACCTATCTTCTTGATTCTACTAACATTGCCCAATCTATTGATAATATTAGTTATTGGCGGGTCAACACCACTGTCATTGATAGACAGGATATCTTCCGGTATATAATTAAACATAAAATCCTCGTTGAGTCCCGATGTAGTCGATTGCAATACGAATCCAACTGAATGACCACGTAATAGATAATGTGATGCTGTCCATCCTGTCCCCTGTACAAACATATCATATCGATAACGTGGATTTTCATTCTCTGCGGTAAATGTAGGATATAAGTTGGATTCTGCACCAAAGGATATAGGATTCGTTGTCGTATCCGTTATGACATTGCCAGATTCTGAGACAGTAAGACCAATCATCTTACCCACGGAACTCTCTGAAAGAGTCTTATAGGCCCATATCTCTGATGGGGTTAAGGCTTCATTAAACATATAAAACTCATCTAATATGTAATCATTTCCAGAATTGCCGAATAATAAATTAGATGTATTTTCTTGTATACCTAAAAATGTGTCATATGTCCTCTCTACATCCAACACACCATCGATATATATTCTTAAACTAGTTCCATTATACGTAACAGCAACATGTTTCCATGAACCAGATGTAACAGACCCACTAGAAGAAGTAGAACGAAGCAAATCTTTTGATGTTGCATCATTAGCTATAGTAAATTTAACTTTGTTCGAGTTTGTCAGTAATAATTCAAATCCACTAATTGGAGGAGCGGCTGATGGTGTTTTTCTGACAATACTAAATTCTCCTGAACCATCAGTAAATCTCTTTAACCAAAATAAGATTGTTAACTTTTTAGGATTTAATATTTGTGTATTGGTCACATCTATTCTGCCATTTGCATCAAAGTCAAAATACCATCCATAGTCAATATAACCAGTTTCAGATAATATTCTAATCTGCTTTGCTGTTAATGCAGTATTAAAAATAGAAACATCATCTAAAATTCCTTGAAACAATTCACCACCATTATGTGATCCTATACGTACTAATGTATTATTTAATGTAGGTTGATTCGTCAATGTTTGAGTTGATCCTACTTGTGCCCCATTGACATAAAAAGTTACATCTGTGTTTGTCGTATTTGCTACAACTTTTACGATAACATGCGTCCATGTATTTAGAGGAACTGTAGATGCTGCTGTAGTAGCTATCCTAGTTGTAGGACCAGCATCTGTAAACTGGAAATGTAGAGCACCGTCATTCTTTATTGCTAATATATAATTTGTTCCCTTATCAATTATCCTGCCTATTGTGTCAGTCTGAGGTTTTCGATATACCCATGCACTTAATGAAAATGGAAGTGATAGGTCTAAATCCGTACTCTCAATGAATGCATTTACAAGTCCACCATAATCATCATTTATTCTATATTCTTGCGCTTGCCCAAATTTACCTTTTACTGTTATGCAACCAGAAGTGAAACTTCCATGTCTTGCATTACCAGATAAATCTTTCATCTTACCTACACTTGCGCCTGATTCTACTAAAGTCTGCATATCATATAAAAGTTGTAAACCTGCAATATGCCATGGGCCTGTTTGATATGTTCCTGAACCTCGTGTACCATAATTTCCATTCCCAGATAAATCATCTATTTTTACACCAGAGCCTCTATCTACTTCTCTGCTCCCATCCGTGGCCCATATGATACGAGGGTCAACCGTCAAAGGATGTACATCTGGAAATGTAATCTGATATGGTGATTGTAATTTTAATGTACCTGTTTCGTTCGATAGTGTAGTGCCATCGGTCCCAACAAATATAGAATTTGCATGTATGTTAGTATTCAATGTCAATGTTGTAGAATCACTGATAAAAAGTGTTTTATTTTTGGTTATTTCAGAGAATTCGCCAAGAGACAAAAGTGCGCTCAATTCTGTTCCTGAGTTTAATTTGATATCATAATCCGTCATCTCATGGTCACTCCCCTTCGTCGTAATTCATTTATTGTTTCCTTTGTCATAGATTTTATCAGAACATCCAAAGCATTTCTGTTTATTGATGTGAATGGGGCCACATGGATAGTTGGATTTATGGTCACAGAACCACCTGTTTCTCTTATTACCTCTCTGAAAGTCTCTCGCATGGTTGGTATAGGAGATACAATCTCAGGTCCTGCACCTTCACCAACACGGGCTAATGTACCACTCCCTGGCCTTGCAGGGAAAAGACCACCATATTGTGAATTTACTACTCCTTCTGCTGTTCTCTTGGCAGCAGCAAATTGCGCTAATGCATAAGTCCCCAATGCTACACCAATACCAACTCCAACAATAGGAATCAACGCATGGGCAGAAATAGATTTAGCAACTGCACTTATCATCATCGTTACGGCCAACGCAGCTTCCAAACCAGTCAATGCTGATAAAAAGGCCCGCATTCCCGGTTCTTGTTCTTGCATTGCTAGCATTCCTGTTACTGCGGCGGCTGCTGCCAATCCCACAGCAGCCAATGAACGTCTGAATTTCTGGGTATTGAATTCCATACCAGACATCGCTGTATTCCATTTGAGTTTTAATGCATCAATTTTAGCTCCTAAACCAGTTACATTTATTCCCAACGATGATAATGTCTTGATTATCCTTGGACCCATTTTCTCCCATAATACAGATAAGTTAACCAATAACAATGCTGTCTGTCCTGCTGCAACACCAAATTCACTACCTAATACAATCAACCCACCGACAATATCCCTCATCGGCCCCGGCAATGCAACGAATGTATTTTTTAGTCTGGCTTGTACATCAATAAAAAAGATTTCTGTAGGAATTAATGCTTGGGCATATGCATCATTGACTTCTGCCAATCTCGCTTTCATCCTATTAAATTGAGCGCCCAATGTCGATGTCATTTGAGACGATTTATCAGATAGGAAATGTTCGGCCACTTGTTCATCATTATATTTTTGTACTTCATTAATCAAATCAGTTAATTGACCACGCCCACGCATACGCTCAATGTTCAATAATTGCTGGCCACGGATTTCAAAGATGGTTGCTTGGGTTTGTAATCGTTCTGCCTCTGTTAAATCTTCCATCCCCTTTCCAACATTATCCAATATTGTAAGCAAATCTAGGAAATTGCCTCCTGAATCCGTTGTCTCTATTCCTAATTCTTCTAACAATTTCCCTGCTTCAGATGTCGGGTCTTGGATACGAATAAGGAAATTACGCATTGCCGTACCTGCTTCTGATGCATCTAGACCAGCATCTCGCATGATAGCCATGGCGGAAGCTGTTTCTTCCAGACTAAATCCTAATGTCGCCGCAGCGGGTCCAGCCGTGGATAGAGCTTGTTTCATGTCGTCAATATTGAATGATGTTTCGTTGGATACGGCAACTAATTTGGCCATCGTGGAGGCGGAATCCTCTATAGATAGCCCGAATTGTCTATTCGTGGTAATCAATAATGTAGCTGCATTGTCTATCGAACCCATACCCGCAGCGGCACCTTGGGCTGCAATACGGACAATCCTCGTGGCATCCTCAAATTCAATACCCAAGGCTGTGACATTAACGAGTGCTTGGGCAGCTTCTTCACGTACTAGACCAAAATCCTGTGCTATCTGGTTGGCCGTCCTTGCAACTGTACCTCTCAAACCTCTCATTTCTTCGTCTAAAACGGTAACTTGCTGTGTCAACTTTTCAAAAGTAAAGAACCCCTGTTCCAATTCTTCCCTTGCTCTCCGGGCTTGAATACCCTGAATCAACAGTGTAGAACCAAAGTCACGCTGATTGATACGTGCAATGTTTGTCGCAATGGACATTCTGGAAGTTGTTTTAGTTATATTGTCCTCTGCTTTTGATAGTTGATTTAAACTACGTGATAGTTCCTTGAGTTTGTGTTCATCCGTAGTTTTGACCCACAAATTCAATATCATTTGAATTTGGTCGCCAAGAGGACCAGATGTTGCCATTCTATTTTCCTCTCTTATTCAATATATTTTCATATTCTTTCTTACGTCGTTCCATTTCTCTCTTTGTTTTCATATCCTCATATTTCCATTTTTGTTCCAGATACTGTCTCTGCCCCATGCTATCTTCATCCAAAGAAGAACCAGAATTCAATTCACTTATATATTTAAGTGATTCATAGTCTATTAATATAGATTCTTCGGGAGTAAATTCTGTTTCCATTAATTCACCCAATATCTTAGAAGGTCGCTCACCATAGACATGAGCGACATATACTACACCACGTATCAACTGATTATTCTTTTCGAAAGGATTCCATCACTTTGTTTACCTCCCCCCTCTCATCTAAGCGTAGGGCTCTGTTCTGTATGAATAACATATCATCCAAGGATAAATCAGATAACAATATTGTATCCTTTTGTTCCATCAAGGATATCTTGGGTTCTATGCATACCTTGGGAACGATATATGCTATCATTTCTGCCAACGCTTTGGAATTCTTTGATGCTTCTTCAAATAATTCAGTTGATGGTTCTTTATTCAAGACAGCACCTAATACATTCAAAAGTTCCAGATAATCTCCATAACCTAGTCTCCGTTTCATCTTGAAAACTGCGCCGGATGGTAGTTCCACTGTCTCATACAAGTTTTCCTTATATTTTTGCACGGTTGTTATCTGTGTCTCTGTCATACAAAATACCTCTATAGATTACATTGATTATATTAAATAAAATATAAGAAGTTTTGTCTTTGTTTCAAATATATAATCTATTGATAGAATGTCAGTGAACGAGTATTTATCAACACGAATTGAACACTATATCCTGCCGTTGTATCGAAATATGCCTTGAATGGGAAACCACCAACAATTCTATCTCGTCCAGACTGATTCGCTTCTACATTTTCGAACACAATCTTGGGGAGTTTCACAAGCAATTGATAGTTTTGGCCAGCTTCTGTAAGGTCTGGTGAAACAATATCAATCTGCACATTTCTTGCTGTTACTCGGTCTGCGGGTGTTACATCCGAGTCCCCACCATAAAATCTCTTATAATATAATAGGGTATCGAAATCAATATCAGCACGACCCGTGACTGTGACCCCCCCACCATAGACCCGTCGAACAGAACCAGTCCCACCACTACGAATTGCACTGATAGATGGAGGAATTTCTACTTCTCTAGAAACTTCTACTGACCATCCTTCCACGCGCGGCTCAGATGTCGGAGATGCACCAATCTTCCAATCTGTTTCATGTGCTGCGAATGGTTGCTGTGTGGGAATTGTAGGAGCATCTGGCGAAGCATTGATAGTCTCAAAATCTCCCATCCATTCAGCTTCTGCGCGTACCGTTTGATTTGGCACTGCTTCCAATCTTATACGTGAACAAGCTTGTCCAAGATAATCCCACTGTGCTAACTGATAAGCTCGTGTTGTGAGTATTGACATGGTAGAAAGAGAGGAAGGGATTCCACCAGTAGGATTATCTGACCATGTATGACTTATTCCACCCCCTCCGGCTCCTACATCAACAGAAACATCTGGGCCTAACATAGATTGTAGGGCTTTCCCAATACCATTTTCAGGACCTAATTGCCATCGAATAGACCCACTTGTGCTAAAACGACCGGAAACAGGGTCACGAACATTTGGATAGAACGTACCCATATCCGTTTCGAATGCACGGCTAGGTCTAAGAGCTTCTGATAATACACTAGCAGATTCCACATTAGACAGTGTTGGCTTCAGACCGAATGTTGCTTCTTTTACATAGGAGACATAATCATTACTCATTTTTATTCACCTTCATCAATCTTTAATTTCTTCTCCTTTTTATCACTAATAACATCATAATCACCCAAATATCTAAATCTTGCTTCACTATCCTTTGGGACTTCGTATATCTGACCCGGTTCTACTAGTCCAAGAATTTCATTATATCCTTGGCTAGTACCTAGATATCGTACTTTCATGCTATCTCCTTTAAATATGTCTATTCTTATTTATATATTATGTGTTTCTATTCTCTATATTTACTCCGTCACAGTAGATAAGTCCAATTTCCTTGTAACTGTTAATATAATTCGATGATAACGCATAATACTAACATCCTCCTCGGAGGGTAAATAATCAGCGTCTATAGTAGTTATAAATGTATCCAATGCTGTTCTTATGTCATTATACATTAAATTCCTGTCTTGTAATATTTCCGCTAATATATCTCCTACTATCAATCTAATATTATCATCTGTTTTTATTAAGTTCTCTGAACGATCCTCAATTAACACCCAATATACAAAAGAAGCCATTATTGTATCGCCGGAAGTTGTTGGTGTAGAACCACCTTCACTTATAGGTATTACATAGATATTTGGATAATTCAATGGTTCTTCGGTAAAACCATATATTATTTGGGAATCTTGAACAGAATTTAAATATTTTAATTTGGAATCCCTTAAACGTTCTACCAATACATAACCAATATAATTCCACCATTCACCATAATGTTCTCGTAATGGTAGTGTTGGTATTGGCATTTTATTTCTCCTAAGTTAGTTTAATTAAGGTTCTTAATAAATGACCAGTTTGTCTTTTTACTTTCGGTGAAGCTTTTTTGATTGCCTTTTGGAAGAAAAATCGTCCAGCAACTTTATGTCGTAATACGAAACGAGCAAAGACGACATAAGGCCAACCTGCTGAATCTCTCGGGTCAATATTGGGCACAGCACCGGATTCTGAACGATCCTTTTTTAATGTCAAAACATAAGGTGGTCTACCTTTAGGGCCTGCTCTTGCACCCCTTGGCATGAACGCAGTGGTTGTTTTATATCCTGAAACTCGTCTTGGGAATATAGGATGAGGTCGTATTGTACCACGATTCAGGACACCGACTACTTTCTCTGACCCTATTGTGCCAATCGCACCAGAGGCTTGGATATAGATATTACTCTCATTTGCAGATTTAGATTCTACAGTTATTCCACGTAATAGACGATTCACTGATTTAAACCCCTGAGACCCCTTTTTTCCCCTCATTTGATTCAATGTATTCTTCAATTCGTCTGTGATGATGTTGGTAGCGTGTTGTTTGATGACCATCACATGCATAGGAAGCCTACGAATAATACGCTGTAATTTTGGAGTTATTTCATCCTGTATATGCATCTCTATAACAATGACCATCTATCTTTCTCCCAACTTCAGGCCCTGCATCCTTACTATATCTGGAAAATCTCCTAAATCGGCAGCTTTTATTTTGACTCTTATGAATTGTTCTAATTCCATCGTTGCCCTGCGCCTGAATACGGTGGACCAACGTTCCATATCTGGTGATACATTCTGTCTTACTCTCTGGGAACGGTCTTCAATATAAAGGGCACATGACAAATCTGCGGTAATACGATCTAAACGTACTTTATCACCACCTGTTAATGTAGTGGGTGAAGGAAATACAGTTGGATATTCTTCTAATTTTAATACAACAAGGTCAGAAGCATCTTCTAATTTCTTGTTAAGGTCTATATCTAATGTATCAGTATTTATTGCCATCGTTCCCAATCGGTCTTTTATACCAGATAAATTTCCATAGAATACTGTCATTTATATACCTCACACAGTTGGTCTGATTTCTACTGCTGCGATTTTCCATGTTAATATTTTTCCAGTTGTAATTTCTTCTGTTTCAACTTCAGCATAATAACGTCCTACGGTACTAGTATCAGTCGATGAAAATTTATATCTTACTTTTCCATCTGTTTCTGGCGTTACAATTTCTGCAGGTTGGTCGATAGTTGATGTAGAACCATAATCTGAAACCATCTTAAATCTAGCAATATGAGAAGTAAGGTCATAGGGACTGCCATCTGCGTTTTTCAATTCAAACTCACGCTCGAATTCCTCATCGCCTTTATAAATGACTATTAAATCTCCCATACTATCAATCCTTATATATATTAAAACCTTGTTATTTTAATTCTTTTCCCACGTATTCTCTTCTTAAACAATATTTTTATAAAATAATTCTAATTTTAATCATCATTTCTTATCTTTGTTCATCGTCGGTGCGACCGTGTAAGTCACTATCAATGCTTCTCCCGGTTCTAGCCACACAGCACATCGGGCAGCAGTGGCTCCAAAATTGTAGAGCGTTATTCCATTCTTTGTAACTGTAGTGACTGTACCCCCATCAATACTTACAAGTTCCCTAAGACCATCAGTATTTATATAGGTGAATGGAGAAGCAGTGACTGTTATAGATGTGACACCAATTGGATTATAACCCGGATTATCTGCGATAAGTATATCATTCCCAGTTGCTGAGGTCTTGAGAATGGCATTGGTGTACCCCTGTACGACATTTCCGATAACACGAATTCTATCTGTTCCAGTATGTTCAATAAGAATACCCCAATCGAGACTTGGCCCACCGCCACCCAAGACATTCCCTAAAACTAGGATATCAGTAGAGCCATTTCTTATGTTTATCTCTCTACGGATGGCATTTTGCCCCGATCCACGAACATGGTTGTTAAGGATAGAAACTCTCTGTACAGCATTGGCTGAAATACCATTCCCCGGAGAATTCTCTATGGTATTTCCTTCGATAAGATTATCTGTCGATGTATAGATACCATCCCCGGTTCCAGTTGGATTTATGAAAATAATTTTATTGCCCCGCACAATTGTTTTTGTTCCTGAAACTATGGATGCGTTCGCGCCTTTGGTTAGGTTTCCTTCGATGATATCATTGGTGCTAGAGGAAGCATTAATGGGTCCGTTGACACAATCTATGATAACATTCCCTCGAATGAGATTCCTAGCTGAACCCGCCACGTTGAAGGAAATTCCAACGTCCTGCGATCCTACTACAACATTGCCTTCAACGATATTCTCCACTGGGGCATTTAGCTTACCAAAGTTGATTTGAGGGTCTGATGTACTCGTTAGCATGATATTACGTGAGACAATACATCTAGTTCCACCAGCAATGATTACATAACCTCCATATCCTTGATCCATGAAGTTATCAGCAATTAGCCAATGGTTGTGCGTTCCTCCTGTTATGGACCGAATGGCTTCCCATGCATCATTCGTTATCCAACAACTGGTAATTGAAAGATTATCAGTGTTGCATCTTACTATATGGGCCGATGTTACAGGTCCGCGCCCAGTACGATTTCCGTTCAGCTTTAGATTAAAGAAAGATACCCCTGTGGCAGTGACAGAAAACATAGGTTGGTTTGGTGTTGTCCAACTATCCATGGCTTTAATCTCACTTGCCCATGAGGAACCAACAAGCCTTGTATTGGTTCCCGATATCACGATAGTCGAACCAATCCTATAGACCCATGTGAAATGCCATACTTTTCCGGCAGCGGCCAATGCCATTTGGTTAATTGCAGAAGCATCATCAGTTACGTCATCGCCCTTCGCACCCCACCACTCTGGATAGAATTCCTTGATGACTGTCCCGAACGTTACTACCCCTGATGATGCTTCTGCA